TCTGCAACGCGCTTTGTTTCAGCGTTTTTCTGTCTTTCTAAAAAGTCAAAAGCAACTTGATCAACCTTTGCGCCAAGGCCAGCCATGGCTTTGCCGGGTGCTTCAAATGCACCACTAGCCCTTGGCCCAAGACCGCCAGCTACTACTCCTACCTGTTGTTCATATTTTTTAATCTGTACCATTTCATTAACTCATGTAATTTGCGGCTTTTTCTGCGCCTTCAAGTAAAGATTGATATGAAGCTGTTTTGTAAGCTGTTGCCCTTGCTCTGCCTTCTGCCCTTGTCAACGCGGCTTCGCTTGCCTTTGCAGCTTGCTCAATGTCTGAAGCATATGCCAAGTTCAACGCATCCATCTGTGTATTCATGTATGAGTCTTTTAATGCTTCAAGCGCACTACCAGACATTTCAATGCCTGATGCGGCTGTAGCTACACGCTGGGTAGCAATAGTACGCTCAGATGCTTTTCTGAGGTTAGCGTCTTCAGCAGTCTTCTTCCGCTGTAAGATTACAGCTTCGTTTTCAGCCACCTGTGCATTGTATTCAGCAACGCCTTGTGCGGCTTTCGCCGCTGCCTGATTACCCTTGTATCCTAAAATTGCGCCAATCATTACAACACCATTGACATCCTATAATAGTTTGAGCCATCTGGCCCATACTTGGGCATCATGCCTTCGTCTTTGAAACCCAACCATCTAGCAAATCTGATAGCCTCTGGGTCTAATTCATTGATGCTTGCTTGTACTCTGTGCAAGTCATTGTTTGCTATTATACCTTCAAACATTGTTTTTGCATATCGTGCAACTGACGTTTGCCATCTGCCAGAGTGTTTTGACAGCATACAGAAGCCTTCTCCAACACCTTCCCACAACAAATGAATACCGCCAATGGCTACCACCGTGTCTCCCTGTATGACAGTAAAAGCATCAACCGCATCACCTGACTTAAACGCATCTTTGAAAGACTTGGGCAAATCAAAATTTGTTTCTATCTTTGCGATATGATCCGCGTTGAATTTAACTACCTCAAGCATCGAATGTGTTTGACCTTCTCATAATAGCAAGAACCGTCATAGGCAAAGGCTGTGACTGTCTTATAACCACTCTCGCGTCATTCTCATACCCAGCCGGGAAACTAATTTCTTTATCACCATTGAACAATGGGACAGCTTGATCCATAGCCATGCTGCTATCGCGGAATGGCAATCTGTCTAGGTTAGATGTGTCTGGGCCTAACTCTGCGCCAACTGTATTGAAGAAACGTGCAGTTACGCCATGTATGCGCTTGATCTTGCCTTGCGCTACACCATCATCTGCACCAGCTTCGATACGCAATGTTTCTATCGTAGATGTATAACTATATCCAACGTGAACCTTTGAAGAAGATCTTTCTAAGGTAACGCTGCCGCCCGATACAGTCTTGTCTGGGTGGGTAGCACCATCCGCTAATATTGAAACAGTTTCACCCTCTAAATGATTTAGGCCAGATATAGTTGTTGTTGCTGATCCAGAATATGTAAGACCGCTATCTAAATAAAATGCGTCAGCAACGTCCGTTCCAAACTCAACAGGTTTTAAAAACTCAATGTGCCTTACTGTGCTTCCATCAATGGTTCTTTTGACAGATACATACACCTGATCTTCTGCGCCTGATGGGATTGCTGTTACGCTTTCAACAATGCCAGTACCGCCAATCGCATGGTCATGCCATCCAATAGCAGCGTTTGCCCGGTCATATGTCAAACCAACTAACCGTCCATCAGTATGAACAAACCACAAAATCAACTCTGGCTCCTGTTGCCAAACCATATCTGTCAGACCGCCGCGTGGTATGTGATCAGCCAGAATGGTCAAGTCGATACCCAACAAGCCATCTGTGTCCAAATCAAAGGTAATTTCTTTTACCTTCTCCTGCCCTTTTTGAATAAGTATCGTACTGTTACCAGCCCTGACAGGACGCACCTGTGAACATCCAAAGGTGGTTTCTCGCAACACGTTTACGTTTGTTGGGGTTACTGGCGTAGATCCTGTGCCGCCTGACAAGGTAAATTCTGAACTTGTTGTCAAAACCTGTAGAAATCTAGCTGGCAATAAATGCCGTATGACGTTTACACGGTCAGATGCAATCGTAAAGTTTACGGCTGAGTCATCAAGTGTACCGGGTGTCATGTTCTCAAAATCAGCCGATACTGAGCCAAATATGGTCTGTGGCTGGCCTGTAGTGCCAGCAAAGTACAATCGTTGCTCATAGAAGCCAACGGCCTTTGGGAAGCCTTCTGAGCCGCCAAATGCTCCTAACGACCATCTTATGTTAGCATTACTAGATCCTACCGCACTATCAGGCAATCTTGAGTTCCCATATTGGTCTTCATGCACATCAGCCGTTACAACTGTTGCACTGGTAAACCCAACGATCTTTACATGACCATGCTCATCATGCAGATATTGCCAGTTTATAGACCCATAAGTTTCTGTGCCAGTGAGATGAACTGGTGGTGTGTTGCCTGATGTTTGCGTAGATCCTGTGACTTGTTTGTAAACGTGACCGTTGTGGCGAACAGTAGAATTGTTTGCATAGCTAGTGCTTGCAGCCCATGCGTCATGCTCTATTTCTAATATTTCACGGAAACGAATATATCTACCTACATCATTACTTGCGAACAAATTAGCTGACGCGGTAATTGTGATACCGCTACCAGTAGCAGCAGAAGCATACAAAGTTGTAGCTGTGTCGTTTTCATCAAGCCACGGCCCATCAATAAAATCTATGTCTGTCAGGGTAAAGCTAGTAGCTGTAGTTCTTGTTAGCTTTGCTGGCTCATGGTCTTTATGGGATATGTAGAATATATCTGCTGATTGCGTATGATTGATTTCAAAGATGTCTGTAACAGAATATGTAGTTGTAACCTCAACAATCTTCGCTGCCGTGCCGCCACTTGTATATGCGTCAAAGCTAGTGCTATTTATGCCAGAAAGCTCAAACGTATTAGTTGTTGTATTAGCTACAGTAAATTCACGATTATTCAACTGTGTCATTCCGACCACACCAGATATAAATATCCTGTCGCCGTTTGTGAATGTATGTGAAGCTATAGTTACTACAGCAGGGTTAGCTTGTGTAACACCTGTGATGTTTTGTGAAGTCTCTGTTAGCAATCCACCGTCTTTGTAGAAACGAATGTAGTTTGCGCCAAACTCCAATACATATGCTTGCTCATCACTAAACTCAAAGTTGATCAGTCTTACCTTGCCACCGTCTTTAGAACGCCCAGCAAAGAATGTACCGGGTCTACGAGTAGCCCCGCCTGATGGAAACACAACCATATTGTTTAGAGTTTGTACGGCCTCATTGTATTTCTGTAGATCAATACGGCCTTCAAGTTTAGGCGAGATTTCACCAGTTCTGAAGTTGGTGATTATGCTGGAGACACGCGCCATTTTTATAACCTAATGTTAGTAAAGTCATCTGCTTGCGGCTGTTCTGGATAACCTTCCATACTATCAACGCCTTTAGCCTCTTTTAGACGCGCTTCATAGATTGCAAGCATGTTCTGAGCAACAGAGTTACTGCCTGTTATATTGTAAGCTATCTCAGCCGCCAGACGCGCTGATATGGCTTTGTTCAGCAATGAGTCAAAATTCTCTGTGTCTGTAACGCGACCAATATAAATGATATTGCATGTGCCTTCGTTTGACAGGATTTTTCTGCCTTCAACTTTAAACATGACATTACTGTCATATGCAGCAACCTCATTATTTACGTTACTGTTCCAGAATGATAGAAGGCGCAAACAGTATGGCTCTGTTGGCAAAGTATACTGATATGTAAAACCAAATGCTGGAGCATCAGAGTCGCGTGGCAAAGCCTTTCTTGTGATTGCTATGTTCCAAGGATGAGAACGCAAAACGGCATCCCTGACATCATCAAAGTTACCGTTACACAATCTAGCTTCTTTTGAATTTTCAGTAAGCGCGGTTATGTTTGCTGCGCCTAACAGATCTAATGCTCTATTACAGAGATCAACAACTGATGCCATAGCAAACTCCTAAATGGTGGCGGGGGTGTTTCGGATTGACCCCCTGCCATAGAAGAGAAGGCGGCTTTCACCGCCCTCTCAATATTTTTAGTCAACAACGTATTTGATGGTTAGTTCAATGGTTCCAGTACCAGCGGCACCGCCCATTGTTACCGTTACAGGCAAACCATCTTTATCTGCATCGACCTCACTGCCAGAACCCAGAGCAAGGGTAGCCAAAATGTCTACCTTTTGCGCTGATGTTGAAGCAGCAGCAGCCTTGTAAGCAGCGGCAGAAGCTGAAACTGCTGAATCAGCAGAGTCAGTATGTGCTGCATAGCCTACAGACAAAGTTGTTGAACCGCCAAGTGCATCATGTGCCAATGAGCCTTCCAGCAAACGTGCGTTATTAGGGATGTTGAACATCTCAATAACGTCACCTGATGCAAGTGCAGATGCTTCGTATACACCGTGGGCTACACGGATACGACCACCTTGCTCATTAGTTTTGACCATTTCAGAAGGAACATTCTGATTCCACTTGGTCTTTTGTACGGAATATACAGTAGCCATGTGTCAGTCCTCCCTAAGCTGATTCGTCACAGTCAATCTGGACAACTTTTTCTTCTTCCATGCGAGTAGCACCGATGCTCATGCAATAGTAGACCTGAGTTGCGTAACCTTTGTCGGAACGCTCATCAATTCTTGCCATAACATCTTTACCAATCGCCAGAGCAAGACCATCCTCTGCCCATGCAAAACATGAACGGATGTTGCCAGACTTTGACAGACGATTTGTTGTGATGAAGTTGAAGCCCATAAACTGATTGACTTCACCTTGTACCAAAGCTTTGACCGTGTTGAAGTCGCTGCTGGTGACGTTTGTATCGCCAAGCAATGCTTCAATTTGATCAGGCCCACAAGCAATGTACCGTGGAATTGACGGATCAACTGATGCAAGGTCTAAGGTCTTTTTAGCAGTCCGTAGCTTTGCAACAGTCAAGTCAGTACCACCGTTAGCAATTTGCTGACCAGCAGGAAGCGCAGTTGATGTGCTACCTGTTTCACCAGTAAATGCTGTGCCTGTGGCTGCTAAGATGATCTCATCGTCCATTGCACGGCCTAATGCAAAAGCAGCAGCTTGTGCATAAGCAGAGGTTGGATCAATGAGCATACGAACCTTGTCCTGCTCGTCAATCAAATCAGCGTATTCGTAGTCAACAAGCGACACCCGACGTCTTGCATGTGGGGTGTCGATCTGTGGTGTGTCGGCGTGGCGGGTTGTGCGCTTCTGCGCTGTTGCCTTACCAACTTGGTCAAAAAAGGCGTTTTTGCCCTGCATACTCTCAACACGCACTGTATCACGCAAAAGCGAACCCTTCTGCTGTGATAACATCTGCACGTTTGCAGAATACTGCTGGACAAATGCCGTGGTTACTTCAACAGACATCTCTGTCTCCTTATTTCCAGTGACATTTGATTTTCAGCGTGCTACCCGACAGCCCGGACACCCCTAGAATTTTTTGCCTTCTTGTGGCCTTCGTCTTTCCGATTGTCATCAGGACAAGTTTCCTCGCTACCCTGCATTACCCACTCGTAGTAAACGTCTGCGAGTAGATGAGGCTGTATCATATCACGACTTGTGCCATTTTCAACAGCAAGTCGTAAACATTCCAGCCTAATCTCTTTTGTTGTCAAACCCTCAACCATGAACTATGCCCATCAACTCTTGCACTTTCTGGACGGCACGGTCACGCGCTACAGGATCTTTGCGATTGGTGTAATCAGGCCCACGCATGATTGAGTCTATCTCAGCTTGTGCAGTTTGCCGTGTCATATGTGCCACTTGTGGGCTTTCTGAAACTGTGTCTTCACTTGTTACAGAGTGCCTGAACTCAGCGAATTTTGCAAATGCCTTAATAAACTCAGGGTGATCACCCAAGTTTGTTCCATCTTCCAGAACAATCCGTGTGATTGCTTGAGTGTCAGAAAGTTCGTTTGCAAGACCTTGGGCTAACTCTACTCTTCTATCATAGTTAGAACCCCATTCAGCTTTAAGCTGGTTAGCGGCGTCTATCTGTGACTGGTGCCTTGCTTCTGTATCTGCTTGCACAGAGCCTTCTACACGGCTCTTGTAATATTCCAATATGCCGTTTGCTTGCGCTGGCGTAAGCCTTGCGGAATGAGCCATCTGTGCAAAATCTTGCGCTGCCTCTTCTGTGATTATGTTTCCATCTACAGCTATTTCATAGCCTGATGCTGTTTCTGGGCGGCCTAATCTTTCAGCAATCCTGTCGAGATCCTCATCTGTCGGATTGGCTGGTAATGGTAGCTTGTCAGCCCCTATCAACTTCTGACTGTTGACGTATGACCGGGCTAAGTTTGATACATCTTTGATAGGTGAAAGACTTGGATGCTCTCGCAAGTCTTCTGGTATCATGTTCAAAAACTCGTTACCAGACCCGCCTGATGCTACCTCTGCTGGCGTTTCAATCGCTGGAGCAAGGGTTGCCTCTGGCTGGGCTACCTGTTCGGCGTTTTCTAATGACATTATGACTCCTCTCTAATCATGTTGTA